CCTAAGGAACTTAGAGAAGAATTCCAAGAGTTATATGACAAAGAAGACGCAACAAAATAAGTCATTTACTATATTTGATTGGTTGAAGGAGATTACATATACTAAATCTCCTTCCTCTAAATTCAGTAATGAGGAATGGGAATCATTTAATCCATATATGATATCTCGTTTTTTGAGTATGTCAAAAGATTATATTGAACTAGTAAATTATGTTCAAAATATCCCATATACTGAAAAGGAAAAGTATTATAAAATATATTGTGAATTAATTCCTAAAAAGCAATTCTTTCAAAAGTATATTAAATCAACTAAAAAAAGCCCATCAAAAGATATAGTAGAACAAATTAGCAAATACTATAAATGTTCCCTTGGAGAAGCAGAAGAATATACTTATATTCTAGGGAATGAAGGTATACAAGAAATTTTAAATAAATTAGGATATGAGTCAAAATAAAACTAGAGAAATAGAAGTAACAGATTCTATTGTAGATACAGTTATAGATAAATTTGTTTCTAGAGCCAAATTTGGTAAAAACAAATACGGAACTGATTTAGATAGAACTGATTTATCAGTAGTAGACTGGATTACACATGCCCAAGATGAGCTTCACGATGGTATCTTATACCTAGAAAAATTAAAACAAACCCTAAGTGGCAAATAAAATACCACAAATAGTAAAAGAGGTTAAAAAATTTGTTCCTGCTAGCCTTAATCACGCTTATCAAAAACAAATTTCATTTAGCCAATTTTCTATATTCCAACAATGCCCACACAAATGGGCGTTAATGTATAGGGATGGGCACTATCAATCTGAAGTATCTATTCATATGACATTTGGAACTTCAATGCACGAAGCTATACAACATTATTTAGATGTGATGTATAATAAAAGTATGGCTGAAGCAGATAGAATTAATCTAGAAGAATATTTTGAAAATAGATTAAGGGAAAATTATAAAAAAGATTATGAGCAAAACAAAAAACAGCATTTTTCTAGTTCGTTAGAATTAAGAGAGTTTTTTGAAGATGGGAAAGCTATTTTAGAATGGTTTAAAAAGAAGAAAAAAGGATATTTTAGTAAACGTAATTGGTGGTTAGCAGGTATAGAAGTTCCTATTTTAATTGCGTTTAATTCCGCTTATAAAAACATACTATATAAGGGGTACATAGACATTGTAATGTATAATGAACTTTCAAATAAAATAAAAATAATCGATATTAAAACGTCTACTAGAGGATGGAAGGATAAAGAAAAAGCAGACGAGGTAAAAATGATGCAATTGATTTTATATAAAAAATTCTTTGCTGAACAATTCAATTTTCCAATAGATGATATTGAAATAGAATATTTTATTGTAAAACGTAAACTTCATAACCACCCCGATTACCCTAATAATAGAATACAAACCTATGCTCCGGCTGCAGGTAAAATAAAACTTAATAAAGCAGTTAATGCCGTAAACGAGTTTCTTGAAAAAACTATGAATAAAGATGGGACACGTAAAATTGATCCTATGATTAAAACCCCTAATAAAAATTGTACTTATTGCCCTTTTAATAACTCGAAAGAGCTTTGTGATAAAGGTACATTTTCCTAAAAATGTGATATATTTATATACAACAAGTATACAATTAAAAAATTAATGTTATGAGTAAAAAAGATATGACACTAACAAGTGTAAAAATTCAAAGTGAAATGTTTGAAGAATTTAAAGTTTCATGTGTAAGGTATAAATTTTCACTACAAAAACTTGCCGATCGAGCAATTCATTTGTACCTTACCGATGATAGTTTCCGAAAAACTATTCACAACCACAACGTTTTAGAAACAAAATAATTTATGAAAGAAGGTTATATTCCAAAAGAACAAAGAAAAAAAATCCTATTAATTACAGACGACATCAGATTACCTTCAGGTGTAGGTAATGTTGGTAGAGAAATAGTTATTCATACCGCTCACCACTATAATTGGGTTTGTATTGGGGCTGCTATCAAACATCCTGAAGCAGGTAAAAGATTTGATTTAAGCCAAGATACAAACCAAAACGCAGGTATAACAGATTCTAATGTAATGTTATACCCGTTTGATGGTTATGGTAATCCTGAATTTGTAAGAGCTTTAATTAAACACGAAAAACCAGATGCAGTAATGTTAATTACTGACCCTCGTTATTTTATGTGGTTGTTTCAAATTGAAAATGAGATTAGAAAAGATATTCCAATTTTGTATCTCAATATTTGGGATGATTACCCCGCACCTATGTACAATCAGGCGTTTTATGAATCGTGTGATGCATTATTAGGTATTTCAAAACAAACTGTAAATATTAATAAACTTGTTTTAGGTGATAAAGCTAAAAATAAAATTATAGAATATGTTCCTCATGGATTAAGTCCTGAAATGTTTTATCCTATTTTAAATAAAGAACAAGATAAAGAATTTCAGCAATATAAAAAGAACTTATTTAGAGAGAAAGAATACGATTTTGTAGTTTACTTTAACTCTAGAAATATTCGCCGTAAACAAATCCCGGATGCAATTTTGGCTTTTGATCACTTTTTGAAGCAATTACCTAAAGAAAAAGCTGATAAATGTGCAATGTTACTCCATTGCGATCCTGTAGATGAAAATGGTACAGATTTAATAGCAGTTATAGAAACTTTATGTTCAAATCCTGCTAATTTTATCTTCAGTACAGGTAGAAAACATGTTAAGGAAATGAATTTTATGTATAATATGGCAGATGTTCAAATCCTTTTAACATCTAATGAAGGATGGGGATTATCATTAACTGAAGCTATGTTAGCGGGTGTCCCTATTATAGCCAATACAACGGGGGGTATGCAAGACCAAATGCGTTTTGAATTTGAAGATGGCACTTGGATTAATTTTGATGCTGATTTTCCTTCAAACCATAGAGGTACTTATAAAAAACATGGAAAATGGGCTTTCCCAGTTTATCCCTCAAACCATTCAATTCAGGGCTCTCCTGTAACTCCTTATATCTTTGATGATAGATGCAAATGGGAAGATGCAGCTGAACAAATTATGAAGGTTTATAATTTAGGAACTGAAGAACGTAAAGCTAGGGGATTAGCAGGTAGGGAATGGGCTATAGGAGATGAAGCAGGATTTACCTCAAAACACCAAGCTGAAAGATTTATACAATATACTGATAAGTTATTTAGTACTTGGAAACCAAGAGAACAATTTGAATTAATAGAAGCTAATAAATTTCAAAAACCTAAATTAAACCATAAATTAATATATTAATGAAACCGTTATTTATAATTAGTTGCCCTATAGATACTTTTTCGGGCTACGGAAGCCGCAGTCGCGATTTAGTGAAAGCTATAATAGAATTAGATAAGTACGATGTAAAAATACTACCCCAAAGGTGGGGAGGAACGCCTTGGGGTTTTATAGAAAAAAATCCTGAATGGGGTTTTTTAACTAAACATATTCTTCAAGATAATCAAATTCCACGCCAGCCTGAAATTTGGGCTCAAATAACAATTCCAAATGAATTTCAATCAGTAGGAAAATTTAATATAGGAATTACAGCAGGGATTGAAACTACAGTTTGTAACCCTACTTGGGTTGATGGATTGAATAGAATGGATTTGAATATTGTATCTTCAAAACATGCTAAAGATGTATTTTTAAATGCTAAATTTGAAGAAAGAAACCAACAAACAAATCAAGTTGTAAGAACAATTTCACTTAATAAACCTATAGAAATCGTATTCGAGGGTGTAGATTTGAATCTTTACAAATTATTAGATACTCTCCCACAGAGCACTTTAATTGATTCTTTAAATTCTATTCCTGAATCATTTGCTTATTTGTATTTAGGACATTGGTTGCAAGGCGATTTAGGTGAAGATAGAAAAAATACTGGATTATTAATTAAGGCGTTTTATGAAACCTTTAAAAATAAAAAACAAAAACCAGCTCTAGTTCTAAAAACTTCAATATTAGCTGGATCTTCTTATATGGATCGAAACTTGATTTTAGATAAGATAGAACAAATTAAACGTACAGTTAATTCTAAAGATCTACCTAATGTTTATTTATTACACGGTGAATTTACAGACGAGGAAATAAATGGGATTTATAACCACCCTAAAGTAAAAGCTATGGTTAATTTAACTAAAGGTGAAGGATTTGGACGACCATTACTTGAATTTACCCAAACCAAAAAACCAGTAATAACAACAAATTGGAGTGGTCATATTGATTTTCTTGACCCACAAATGTCTGTTTTATTAAATGGCAAATTAACCCCAGTTCACCCTAGTGTAGTTAACGATTGGATAATTCAAGATAGTCAGTGGTTTTCGGTTGATCTAGGTCAAGTAGGACATTATTTAAAAGATGTATTTGAAAATTATAAAAAATATACTGATGGGGCTAAACGTCAAGCCTATAGAAGTAAAACAGAGTTTAGTTGGGATAAAATGAAGGAAAAAGTAGGTCAAATTTTAGAAGGTAGTATACCTGAATTTCCACAACAAGTTCAATTAAAACTTCCCCAACTTAAAAAAATAGAGCTTCCAAAACTTAAAAAAATAGAAACAAATGGATAATTTAACTATATGTAACAGATGTGACAGTGATGCATGTTATGTTCATGAAATAAACGACCAAATTAAACTATACCATTGTATGGGGTGTGGATTTCAAGCTAATACTATAATGACTCGAGATTCAGAATTTCTAAAAGAACAAATGGAAATTTTACCTGAATTATATAAAGAATTAATGGTTGAAGACGAAAATGGAACTATTTGGATGCCCTCAATGGTTAATATACCTTCCCAAGGTATGGTATTTGCTGATGGTACTAATAAAAATAATTGGCAGTGGGCGGCTGTAAAAGCAACTCCGATGCCTGAAGAAGAAAAAGCTAAATTTAAGGCCAAAGGAAAAGATT